AAAATAGTCCTCTTTTTAAATTTAAAGTAGGAGCTTCTAATTTTTTTCGAGTAGCAGTTTTATACGCAGAACTAGCAAGTGAGCCAAGTAGAGGGTTAGTTGCTGCACCTAAAAGTGTAAATCCAAGATCCGCTACAGAACCTGATTCTGCTTTTGCTTGCTCTTTACCTTCATAGGCTAAAATATCTTCGTCAAATTCTCTTGAAGCATCTTTTATATTCCCTCTTTCCATAGATAAAATTTTTCTTAAATTAGTTTCAGTAGCTGCTGTAGATAGCCTTTGAGAGCTTTGTATTCTTGCTCTTATTTCGTCTATAGTCATATTAACTCCTTGTAAATTCTAAGTAATACCAAGCACCAAGCTCTTTTCTATAGAGCCTAAGCTTACCATCTGGTGTCTTTATAACTCTTTCCTCTCCATCATTCCCAGAGCCCTTAGCTGGATATCCAACTCTAAGCTTTTTAGCCACATCTTTTGAGTTATATAAAAATCTTTTTTCTCTATCAATACTCATTATGTAATTCTTTTCTTTATAGGTCTATATTCTACTGTAATTCCCTTTATTCTATGTAAACTACTACCAGAAGCAGATATAAATACTGGTTGAAAAGAGTTTACTGATTTAGGGTCTGCGCTTCCAGCGTTTGCAAAAGTTCCTCTAAATATATCTAAGTCTCCACTTGTTGTCGGAGCAATAAATGCGCTAGCTATACCTTGCTTAGTTCCAGTTGAATCAGTATGAAAATATTTAAAATCATTTGTACCGCTTGAATTTGCACTTGCATATTCTATCTGCATTCCATATACTTTTTTAACAGTTCCCGATAGTCCAAAGTCATCATCTTTAAGAGTTATTTCAAATCCAGTTCCAGCAACTGGCTCACCATTGTAAGTCTCTATCTCGTCTAACGCAGTTCCTACTGATAAATTAGCGTAAGCATCAGTTATCATATTAGTTTTTGTTACATCTGGGCAAAAGTTATTAACAAATGAAAAGCTATTAGTCTCAAAGGAGTATATAAAAGCATCGCCACTATTTCCATCATACTGAGCAGAACCAGCATCTCTAATAATAACTAAATGTTTTTTCTTTGGTTCATATCCTATCATAGTATCTGCATATGTTTTATTTACAAAATTACTCCAAGCAGGTATATCTCTATAGTCTTCGCTTTGATGTATTTTAGTTTGTAAATTTCTTATTTGACTTCCATCGTAAAAATATAAGCCATTCTTATTTACCCAAGCTATTCCAAAGTCAGTTTTTACAGTAGCTGCGTGAAATTCAACTCCCATATTTCTATGTTCAGATTCTAAAAACCATTGTGTATCAGAGCCACTTCCGATGTTTATAATATACAAACTTTTTTCCTTAAAAGCAAGGATTCTATCAGCAAAAGCTTCTAATTTTATAAACGATTCTCCGTCATTAACTCCTATATCTATAAAATTAAGTTCTGGAAATGTATCAAATCTATTAACCTCACTATATCTTATAGTATCTCCCTTATTAGCAATAGTTCCTTTTGAATCAGTATATCTTATATTTGCTATAAAAGACCTCCTGTTACTAACTACACTAGTTTGATATTTTTCTCCTGCAAGACCAAGTGATATAAAGCTTGAGTCTTGATCGTATCCATTTAAAGATTGATACGTATCTAAATTTTGAGAGTCACTAATAAATGAAGAGTATACAAAACTAGTAATTGTAGTTGTTAAAGCCCAATCTGAATAAGTAGATTCTAAAGAAGCCCTAGTTCCTTTTGAGATATCTAAATCTCCCAATAAAGCCCACTCATCATCACTTCTAGTTAATCTATAGTATAACCTTCCTCCTGTTATTCTTCCGTCGAATTTAGAGTTACCAAGAGCTTCTGTTGCCATAACAGTACAGGTTAGCTTGTCGTTAGCAGCTACAACTACTTCCCCTCCTATTTCAAATGGCAAAGATTCTTGATTTCCATCATATATAAAAGTACTTGCAAATTCATATGTTCCAGCTGCCCAAGTCCCAGCGCTATTTGTAAGAGTAATTCCTATATTCCAACCTTCACCAACTGGAGGGAATATTGAAAAACGAACAGAACCAGTACTCCAATCAGCTCCACCAGCAGAAGTTCCTAGCGTGTGATCATCGTCTACTTCAAGTATAGCATCAAAAGTATTATTACTTGCAATAGCAAAGTAATGACCTCCACTAAAAGTAAGCGTTCCATTTGTTACGCTACCACCAGTAGTAGAAGCAGATAGTTCAAATGTAGTTGCATTTGTTATAGAAGACACATAAGAATCAGACGGTATTCCAGTTCCAGCTACTTTATGACCAACTCTAATTAAAGAAGTACTGTCCATTACTATAGTAGGGTCGTTATTATAATCACAAGTAGCATCTGTAAAGCTACTGCCAGATAAATTAGGGATAACATTTTCAAAAGCATTAGTGCCTGCATCAGCAGATGCTAAAGTAGTTGAGTCGCTACCACCAGTATTAGCAGCAATACTTCTTAAATCTATTCCAACAATTCCAGCGGTAGGTTTAGAAAGTAATGTATCAGAAACTTCCCATCCTGCAGAATAAACTGAACCACCAGGATTATTACCAGACCAGCCTCCAGCTCTCTCAACGTATCCATATTTTTTAATAGCTGTAGAAACATTAGTTATATTTGTATCGCAAATTCTAACGTCTCCATCTGCTATATGGTATATAACTTTTCCTTGCTCTGAACCAGTAACCGCACCTAAGCCAATCTGTGCATCAGTCCACGTATTAGTATCAGATGAATAAACACTAATCTCTACTTGCCCACCATCGTCAGCATCTGCCAATAAAGTTCTTACTATAGATTCATTATTGCCAGCTTGATCAAAATCAGATTTGTGTTGAAATAAACCATATCCAGCTTGGGAAGCATCAATAGCTGGCGCTCTATAATCACTTGTATTATCTGCAAACTTACCAGAAGAAATAATAAATCCTCTTCTATCTATAGTAGCATCATGCATTGCAGCAAGTTCATTATCATTTATAGACCTAGAATTATCTGCTGTATTTAGCCCACCAGTAAAATTAGTATATGTTTTAAGAGTTTTAGGCATTATTCTTTTATTTCAAAGTGTACTAAATCATCAAAATTATTATCTTTTGTTTGTGTGTCCTGATCCCAATCTCCACCCCATCGAATATTTAACCCCATTTGCGAAGCAATACCCAAAACATATCCACTAAAATAATGGAACCTATCGCGGTCATTCCAATCAATAGGATAGGGAGCCACATCAACAGCAACACTAGGGCTTTTATTGTGTTTACCGTCAGGAAACTTAAGCTTACTATTACCTTTATTGTATGCTGCATTTTGCTTTTCCTTTCCACGATTACCTTCTATCACTGTGCAATCAAAATGCTTAACTACTTCTTTAAACAAACTAATTAATCTTTCATCGCAAGTATGTAACTTAGACCTACTCTTTGTACTAAACCTTGGCATTATGAAAAAGTCTCTAATAATACTTTAACTTCAGCCCAAACTTTATCATCTTTCTTAGACTTAGTTGCTTTTACTGCTGTATCTCCAACCATCATAAGAAGCTGTACCATACCAATCTTCTTAACTACTTTTTTTATTAACATTTTTAACATTCTACTTTTTCCCTGCTACTTTGTATATAGCTTTTTTAACTGATGTCCAAATTAAATCATCCCATTTAGATGGGCTAAGAGCTACTACCTTATCTATTGCCATAAGACCAATAACTACATACTCCCAATTACCTTGAATCCATTCCATTTTCTATTCTCCTTTAAATAACCAACTTATTAAAGAGCCAAATACAACAACAATCATTGAGCCTACACCTTGAAGTCTTGACACAGATGATTCTAAAGCACGGACTCTACCATTTTGTTCTTTTACTAAGCTTTTAATTTCGTCAGTAGTTTCTTTAATATGAGTAACCTCACTGCTTTGTTTAGCATTCATAACGGTTAACTCTTCAAGTCTACTATCAACATTAACACGCCATCTTTCTATATCAACTTTATTCATTTTCCGTTAATCCTACCTTTTAAATATGACAAGTCATCTGTTACGTCATTTAATTCTTTTACAATATCTTCTCTATGCCTTGCAGATATATCATCTGATTTATTCCATCTGTCTAACATCTTTAAAATAATACTTTCTACATTAACCATCTTAGCCTCAGCTTTGATAATTGATTGTCTAATTGAATCTAAATCTTCATTTTGTACTTTTTGACTTTTAATTAAATTAATTATCATCATTGCAAATAAGATTACTATAATCCCAACTGCACCATATTCTGCATACAAACTGAAAACTTTAGTATCAATCATTTAAAACCTTTTTAGTTGCCCTCAATCCTATTATAACTAAAGCTCCTAGAGCTACAGTTAAGAACATATCTTCTCTAATACTAAAAGCGATTATAATAGATTCAATCATCATAGCCGAGACTATGGCTTTATCTACTATATCACTTTGCTTCTTTGTCTTCACCTTTATCAATAGAAGCTTTTAAAGCATCTACAAATGCTTGTCTTCCAAATCGTAATTGAATCAAATTAAACTCAGCTGACTGTAGTTTCCTATCAAGATCAGCTACATGATTTATCATTGATTTTTGTTCGTTATTCATTGATTCAATATCGTATTCTTTGTCGTCTATCTTAAGTACAGGCTGTTCTTTTTTTGTTTTAGCCATTAGTAACTCCTTTGTTTATTGTTTATTTTTTACAGTATCTTTCTTAGAACCATATCTATTATACAATTCATCTATAAAACTTTCTTTCATAACTTTCAAAATAGAATCTTGTTCTGCTTTTTCTAAAGCTGCGATACTATCTTCTCTTGCTTTTTGCTCATCTGTTTTAATTTTCTTAACAGAGAAGACTGATTCAAATATCTTAGTAGTATCTCCTGACATCATATTATTTGTAAAATCTGGATTAGCTTCTTCAAACTTTTTATATTTATCTTTAACCTTTGCACCAGTTTCAATTACATTATCCATATTAAAACAAGATAACATTAATAAACTTGCAGATATAATTAATAATCTCATGGTTTTTTTATTCCCATTTTCTGTAATAAACTTCTTTGCTCTTTAACTTCTTCTTCCAACTCATTTAAGTGTTCTTGTTCCATTCCTTGAACCGATGAAGTCAGCACAGTCACTCTATCTTCCATGTCATTTAATCTTATACTTATTTCTTGAAATTTCATTTGTGCTTGATACCAACTGCCTGTAATAACACCTACTCCTATCATTGCTTTAATTAAAAAAGCGACTGAGATGTGTACTTGAGCATCTTCACTAATTGCCTTCATTTAAAGAATCCAAATCCATTTGTATAGTTCTCATTAAAGAATCAACTTCAAACATTTGATGATGTATTTCTTCCATGTCTTTATTGTATCCTGCTATAAAAGTATCATCTGAGCAACTTGATATAAACATTATTATTCCTGCAATAATAGCCACGCTTAAAATGTTTGAACAAACACTAAGTATAACTTTTTTATTAGGAAGTATTTTAATTTTAAATTTGTCCATTAGTTTTTATTTCTTAATCTTAATATCTCATTTTCAATTCTTTCAATTTTTTCATCCTGTCTAACATCAGACGGAATAGGCAAATTTTGCATAGCCTTCATTTCTTTAATGGATTGTTCATTCATATTTGCTTGATGTTCTAAAAAACTAATTCGTGTATTAAGTTCTC